ATACAGTTGTTCGTGATTTTGAAGGATCACAAAATCCTTCAGATGAAATGCTTTATGATTTTGAAGATTATGTTGACGTGCTTACTCAATACACTGTTAAAAAAGATAATGCAGATTTAGAAGACGTGTTAGAGTTTGAAAGACTTAAAAGACTTGTAGATCCTAATCAAAACTATCGTAATCAAATTTCATCTTCTTTATCAGACGTTAGGTCTTTAGTTAAAATTACAGACAAGTTTACAAAAGAAAGCAAGGAGCTTCCTGAGTCTGTAGCTCCTTTAGCTAAAGTGGCTGGAGATGCTTTGTTAGATGAGAGGAGTAAAGCACTTTCTCCGTTTGTAACAAAAGAAGCTAAACAAAGGATTGGCTCTAATGTCTTAAACGAACTATTAGAAGTAGATACATACAAACCTATTATTGAAGCTATTGCTAGGCGAATGCCAGAAAATCAAACAGTTGATGAGCTACAAGCAAGTGCAAAAGAACGGGCGCAGAATAAAGTAGATTTTACTAGAAACAGTGTTGAAAAGAAACCACAGTTTAGAGCTATTACAAGTCACCATGACCTACCATACGACATTTCATTTGCTTACCCACGAGAGTTAGGGACGCATGTAGGAACGCTAGGACAAGCAACATCTATTGCTGTTCAAGGCATAAACCCTTATAGCGATATAGGGCGATACTTAGATTCTCGTCTAGCGCCGACACAAAAAGCTGATGTAGATAGGTTTTTTTCTTCTCAAGAGATGGTTGAAATTAAAGACGTAGTAGATAAACCCATGCGAGCTTCAAGACCTTCTGCTATGAGTAAAGGTTATATTAATGTAAAGAACCCTTTAAAGATTGATTATGACGTTAAGGAATGGAGTGCTGAATATTTTTTAGTAGACCAAGGTCAGAAAATTTATGATTCAATTGTAAAACAAGCAGGTAATCTTGCCAGCCCTCAACTTAAAAAAGATTTTACAGATCTTATAAAAACTGCCCAAGAAATAACGGATACTGAATGGAAAAAAAGTTTAGGTTTAGATTCAGCAATGCGTATAAGCCTACAAAAAGTAGAACTAAATTTTAAATTTCAAAAACTTTTGCAGCGTAATGGCTTTGATTCTGTCCGATATAAGAATGAAGTTGAAGCATCTCTGAAGGGAGAGCCTAAGTATTCTTATATTCTTTTTAAACCTGAACAGTTCAAGTCTACAACCGCTAAGTCTTATGATAAGGGAGATCCACGCTTTACATTTAATGAGGGCGGTCCTGTAGAGCGTAGCGAAAGTGTAATACCATTAAACATTAAAGCTTTTATTGGGGATCTGTTAGGTTACGACACACCTATTACTGAAGAGCATTTAGACGAAGAAGAATATCAAAGCTTAGTAGAAATTGCTCGTCGTGCTAAAGAAGCAGGAAAAAGTTCTATTGAATATTCAGACTATCAAACTCAAGCAAAAGGACAATCTCAATATGCAGATGTCGGAGGCGGGGGTGGAAATCTTGATTTCTTTAAGAAAGTATTTGATCCAAAGTATAGTTTAAAAACTACTTTAGGACAAGCTCGAATTGAAGAAGACAGTCAGGGAAATACAATTATTAAAGATCGTTATAACTTTAACAATGCTTCTGGTGATATGGACGCTATTGATTTTATAAAAGGCGTTAAAAGTGCAGGGACTAGTCTATATGCACAAGCAAGAAATGTAGCTACTGCGTTTGGAAGCGCACCCGGAGAAGGCAGTGAGGTTAAAATTAATTTAGGGCGCTTAGACTCTTAAGGAAAACAACAATGAAAAGACTTATAGAAACTCTTAAAAAACATGAAGGCGTCAAATACTATGTCTACAAAGATCACCTTGGCTACGAAACCATAGGCGTAGGACGCTGTATAAAGCGTGGTGTGGGCTTAGGATTGACTCATGATGAGGTAGACTACCTTCTAATGAATGATGTACAGCGGTGCTTAGAAGAGCTTGACGGGGCGTTTGCTTGGTTCAAAGACTTGACTGAAGTTAGGCGAGAGGCAATGGTAAACCTGTGTTTTAATTTAGGACTTACACGACTCAAAAAGTTTGAAAATGCTTTAGCAGCAATGTCAATCCACAATTACGAAGAAGCAGCAGATGAGTTTTTAGATAGTCGATGGGCTACACAAGTTGGTCAGCGTGCAGTAGAGGTGACAGAAATGATTCGTACTGGAGATATGTATGACTAAGAAGAAAGATTCTAGGCTAGAAAGGGCAGGAGTAAGTGGATATAACAAACCGAAACGTACACCCAATCATAAAACAAAATCACATATCGTGGTGGCAAAAGAAGGCGACAAAATTAAAACAATTCGCTTTGGTCAAAAAGGTGCGAAGACTGCAGGCAAACCAAAGGCAGGTGAGTCAGCCGCAATGAAAGCAAAAAGAAAGTCGTTCAAAGCCCGACATGCTAAGAACATTAAGAAGGGAAAGATGTCAGCAGCTTATTGGGCTGATAAGGCAAAATGGTGAAGTCTATGAGGAATATATTTACAGTACATCCTAATGCAGCTGATGAAACATACTTACAGCATTTAAAAAGAGCGAGTGTCTTTTCAGGCTGGATGATTTTAGGAAGCCTTGCATGTTTAGTACATGCGGTGTTTCCTTTTTTATTTACAGAGACTGCAAGCAAAATAGTTTCTAAATTATATATTAGTTATTGAGGAAAAGAAATGGACATAAAACAAGCACTTAAATCGCGAACAGTTCAATACGGTGTAGCACTTGCTGTTCTTTCAGTTCTTCAAGGCTTTGTAGGTTTCCTTCCCACTAATCCAGCAGTACAAGCAATGGTAGGTTGTGTGATTGCAAGTGGAATTGTTGTACTACGCTTTATGACTACTCAACCAGTGAGCCAAAAATGACAGCAAAGAAAAAAACAAAATCAAAAGTAAACGAAGCAGGTAATTATACAAAGCCTACAATGCGTAAACGCCTCTTCAACAAGATAAAGGCAGGCTCAAAGGGTGGCAAAGCTGGTCAGTGGTCTGCGCGAAAAGCTCAGATGCTTGCTAAAGAGTATAAGGCTGCAGGCGGAGGATATAAAAAATAATGTATCAACTATATTGTGAAAAAGGTGTTTATACAGAAGACACATTTGGCCGTCTTGTGCTTACAGTAGTAAAGCATAGACTCATACATTTTTTAAAAGGCGAAGGTTTTAAAGACTAATGGCACTCAAAAAGCTCAAATGCTTGCTAAAGAGTATAAAGCTGCCGGAGGCGGCTACAAATAGAGCGTTGTTTGAGCCACAGTAATAAAAATAAAAGTATAAGCGCTGGTTGAAGCACTACAAAAATTAAAAGGTTAGCTAGCGCATAACCCATCCCCGTTACATCTCCTATTACTTGGAGAATGTACACACAATAGTTAAAGAGTTCATTTATCATGGCTTTAAAAAAATCCCAAAAATCGTTAAAGGCTTGGACAAAGCAAAAGTGGCGTACTAAGTCCGGTAAAAAATCTAGTGAAACAGGAGAGCGTTACCTCCCCGCTAAAGCTATCAAGTCTTTGTCAGCTAAAGAGTATGCTGCAACAACCAAAAAGAAAAGAGAAGATACAAAAAAGGGCAAGCAACACAGCAAACAGCCGAAGAAGGTTGCCCAGAAAACTAGGAAGTATAGATCTAAACGATCCTAGTGTTTAATGCGTCAAGCTCTTTTTCAATTTTTAAATGAAGACCCTCAAAATTTATCTGAGCCTGCTCAAGAACAGTGGCAATAATTTTTTGTTCTTCAGGCTCTTTAAAGATTTTATTGATTTCCTTAGCTGGCACTTGATTAAACTCAGTCATCAAGTTACCAGAAGAATCGAAAAAAACTCTAAATCCTATTAAGTTTCCCTCAGACATCACGAGTCTCCATCTCAATCCTAACGATGTCTAACCCCTCAAGATAATCTTTAGACTCCATTAATAGTTTCAGCTGAGACTCGATAGCTTCATAGAAAGCATCGTGGTCGTGAAAGGCCATTGGGTTACTTATAATAACCTCAACAGCCATCGCATGCTTCTTAATATCAGCTTCGTAGTAGCTACGCATAGTCTTTAATATTTGATGTGGCTTCAGCATGATACCTCCTATATTTCACAGTTGTTGCCAACGCAAGCCAGTGTTTGTGAGCCTTCTGTCATGTCACTGTCTTCGACAATATCCCAAGACATTTCCGTAGGGAAATCAGAAGCAAAAGCCTTATACTCTTCTTCAGTGATCGGCTCATAGGGCGCTTGCTGATAAGTGTGTTCACTGTACGGCAAGAACGACACACCGCTGATCTTATCAAACTTATTGTACAACCACTGGCCTACTTCAAGAAACTCATCGTCTCTATAATAACAAGTCATTGACGGTTTGTGTTCACACCAGAAGTCCTGATAAATCTCCCATAGTTCTAACTGTTCCATAGCACCCATCTCAGAGGCCACCACAGCCCCGTCAGGAGACTTTATAGGGAAGGAGAATACCTTGGTAGAGGGTGACATTACATCGTCTTCTACGGGGATTCCAGCCTCTTCAAGGACGGTGCAGAGGGGGTCTCGCGAGTCTGCTCTAACTCGTCTAATGTATTGATCTGAGTATCGAGGGTGAATACCACTAGCAGAATCAACCAACTGACTAACAGTACCGGAAGGCTTAACAGCAGTAATGGCAGTGCTAATATTAATATCAAGGCGTTTAGCCCACTCTGCGTTAACTTTAACAGCTTCTTCTTTAAGCTCAGTGAGCCAAGTTTTAAGAACACCTTTATCTCTCCTGCCTGATAGTGTTTTGTGATCCATGATGCCCGTTAAGGACACGCCCAACAACGCTTCTTCCTCTGTGTTCTTCTGCCACACTTTTCTTAGGTATCTGAAGTTAGTGAGGGTAGCCTGTAGAGTTCCAAGGATAGTCGCAACACGTACTTTTCGTTTGAGGTCTGACAAAGTATCGGTCGGCCTGACAACAACCTCTGACAAATTACAGAACTGATAGGGTCGGAGGATAATTTCTGAGCATGGATTAGTTCCAAAGTCATAGGTAGCATCTCGTCGCTCGTTTTTTGCAGCTTGCTTTTGACTTGCAACCCTAGAGAACATTCCTCGCTCTCCTGATCGTGATTCGTATAGGCTTGTCCACTCACTTAAAAATGCCTCGAAGTCTGGTTTCTCTGTATAACACGCACTGTTGTTGGCTAGTCCTCGCTGTGGGTTATCGTTCCACCACTGTCCTGACTTGGCCCGACGAATTCTGTCATCAGTGAGGTTAGAGAGACTGATGAGAGCACTTCGCCTAACTCCCCCGACGACAACGATTTGTGCAATCTTACAGCAGATATCGTGACATTCGATAGAGGAAAGTTTGCGTCCAGCAGCCTCCCTAAAGATTTCTGTGGTAAATTTAAAGAGATCAACAAGAGGCTCTGCACCAGACGCTCGACCTCCAAAAGTTTTAAGGGCTGCCCCTGCAGGTCGTATTCCACTGACGTCCCACTTTGGAAGTTGACCTGTATAGAGCAAGCTGACAAGTTCTCTGTAAGCTTTAGCCCATCCAATTTTAGAGTCGGCGACGTGTATAATGGTATCTGTTTCATGGAATTCTTCTGCTACCTCCGGTAATTTAGTTACGTATTGTCGTTCTACGCTGAACCCAGCGCCTGTCCCACACATTAGGACGTACATCATTTCATCAAATGCTTTCGGGTGATCTATTGGCATATAACTGCAGTTAAACCCTGCAACATTATCACGATCAAGAGCCTCACCAGCAGTCATCAAAGCTCTCATGCTAGGCATAACACCCATGTCATGAATGTCTGAGAAAATACCGTTGGCTTCTTCAAGCGTTAACTTGCCCTTCTCAATCCAAAAGTTTAAGTATCTGTCGATTGTTTCTTCCCAAGTTTCACGTCGCTGTTCCTCTGGAAGGTAACGAGCGTATCGTGACTTGTGTATGTACTGTTGATATAAATCCATCATTGTTCCCTTAACTGTTGTCGTTGTGGTTTGCGTTTTGGCGGTGATTCGCCCTTCTGTTTAAACTTTTTCTTTCGGTTGAACTTATCAGATCGTTCTTGTTTTCGGTCTATCATAGTCCTTCTTCTTTATGTTTCATATTAATCCAATCATCGGGCAAAGTCTGTTCACT